ACTGTCCGGGAGAGGATTTCCCCTTTGACCGGCTGATTGCGATGGCAAGGGGAGAGGACGCGGAACCGGTGCAGGATGAGACAGCGAGCCTGCCCTATACAGTACAGTGCGGGGCGTTTGCAAGCGCTGACAACGCGGCCAAGCTGTATGCAAAGCTGGATGACAGAGGGTACTTTGTTTTCTTCCTGAACGAGGCGACCATCAAAGTATGTGTCGGGAAGTTTGCGAGCAGCGAGGAAGCGCAAAAGACCTGCGATGACCTGAAGAAAAAGGGCTTTGCGGGGTTTGTGACAACAATTTGATATTCGTTTTTTGCGTAAAATAACGAATAGTACGGCAAAAATCACATCTATCTTTATTTTTAGGGGGCATTTTAGTGACTATCGATATTACACAGATTGTAGTAGCAGTATTAGGCCTGCTGGGCCTGATTATCACCACCGTATTAGTGCCATGGATCAAGAGCAAGATCACCAACGAGCAATGGCAGATGATTGTTAATTATGCCTATGCGGGTGTGCAGGCGGCAGAAATTATTTTTAACGCGCAGGGGCAGGGTGAGGCCAAATTTGCGTGGGTCGCGGACTACATTGAGCAGCGGTGCGCAGAGCACGGCATCAAGATTGATACCGATACTATTAAGGTAGTAATCGAGAACGCTTGGAAGGAATTTGGGTTGGACAAGCACGATTAAGGGGGTAAGATGATGGCACTTAACGCATATTACGGCAAGCGCAAAGTCCTGATTGTCGGCATCGACAGCACGACCATCGCGGACGACATCGCAAGCGCAATGCGGGAGATCGGCTTTGAGGCGGTCAATCAGATGGCAGCTCCATCCAACTATCCGGGCTATTACACAATTGCAGAGGCACAACCGGAGTACACCTTATTTGTCCAGCACAGCAACGGCTGCTATGTCCAGCCGTGCCGGGTAGACGGATGGCCGGGAGAGCGGTTAGGGGTATACGCATCGCGCAGCATTGACGAGAGCCAGTGCGCAAAGGAGCACTATAAGCACCCGCTCAAGATGTTGGGGCTTGACCCGTATCTGTTGGGCAGCCACAAACTGGATTTTGGCGAGGTCAAAGACTTGCCCTGGTACTGGCAGGACAGCAGCCCCATGCTCTATCTGCGCGTGCCGGATGTTGATGGCATCGGGGCGGCGGTGGCGCAGGCGGTGGCCGAATATTTTAAGCGATAATTTGAGGTGATGGGCATGGTGGAGTGGGTAACAAAATACTGGCTGGAGGCGATGTTTACCGGCCTGTTGGGCATTGTGGTATGGGCGGCTAAAAACCTGTGGCGGAGGCAGAGAGCGATTGAAAACGGCATTGAGGCGCTGCTGCGCGGGCAATTGGTCAGCTCCTATTATCACTACATCGAGCGCGGCTGGATCACCCTGCACGGGTTAGAGGCGGTGGAAAAGATGTATGCGGAATATCACAGCCTGGGCGGTAACGGCACTGTCACAAAGCTGGTGGAGGATATACGCGAACTGCCGGTGCTTGACAAGAGCAAACAGACGGCAGATTGTGGGTGTGAGTGCCCGAAAAAATAATTTAAAATATTGCGGGAAACCCCTTGACTTTTGGTTACACGTAATTTATAATATATGTGTAACCAAAAGAAAGGAGGCTAGTAAATGGCACCAAGAACAGGTAGACCTACGGATAACCCAAAGCGGCATGACACCCGAATCAGGATGTCAGATAAAGATGTCGAAATGCTTGAATATTGCTGTAAAGTAACAGGCAAGACAAGGGCGGACATCATCCGAGAGGGAATCCGAAAAGTCTATCAAGAACTAAAAAAATAACGGTACTGCTCGCCCTAGACAAGTGAAGCAATACCGTTATAGCGCAGATGGTCGCCCATCTACAATCTATTATAGCAGATGGGCGGCCCTCTTTCAAGGGAAAGGAGCCAAAATGAACTATTTTAGATTTCATTCCGCCCTGCATCGCACCCGCAAGGCGCAGGCCATTATGGACGAGCTGGACAGCAACTATCTGTCCAGAGACAGCATTACACAGACCGATTTTGAACAGTTAAAACTGCTGTGCGACGCGGTGCGGGACTATCTGCACGGCATCGAGCAGGATTTGTCCGCACTGTAAGACGTGGAGGTGAGCGGATGGCGAGAGCAAGGCTGAGGCTGCCGGACGACCTAGAGCACCTGACCAAAGACCAGATGACAAGGTCCATCGATCAGGCGTGTCTGGGCATCGAGGACACGCTGATTGCACAACAGTACCTGCTGGACAGACTGCCGCAAGTGGATGTTGCCGCTGAGATCGGATGCGACCGCTCCACCATCTCGCGCCGTTTGCCATACATCATCTCCAAGGTGCAGGACACCGCAAAAAGACTATACTAACACGACCGGGCCGGGGATAAAACCCCGGCTTTTTTACGCACAAAACTGCACACAAGCGCACACAGACACACCCTTTCGCCGCTCAGAAAAGAGGCAAAAGAGAGATAATAAAGACAGGGAAAAACGGGAGAGCATCCCACCGGCGCGGTACACGTCGCCGGGCCGGTTTCCCCGATTTGAATTATAAGGACGTGTAAAAATATGGCTTACCCCTATCCACCTTACTCTTACCTGCCGTATATGCAGGGATACAATCAGCCTGCGCAGCCAATGCAGCAGACGGTCCCTGCGATGCAGCAACCTCAACAGCCCTCTATTAAGGTTCGCCCTGTCGCTTCCGAGGAGGAGGCGCGGGGCGTGCCGGTAGAGTTTGACGGGTCGCTTATGCTGCTGCCGGACATGGCGCACGGAGCGATCTACTCCAAGCAGCTCAATATGCAGGATGGCTCTGCTATTTTCCGCAGATACATGATGGAGATTCCCTCCAGCGCCCCGCAGACGGCGCAGGAGTCTGTTTTACCTGTTTCGCAGTATGCAACGCTCGAACAGCTGCAAGAGCTTAAAGACGAACTGGACGAGCTGAGAGCAATGACCGAAAAACAGGACAAGCCAACGACCAATAGGGGAGGCGCAAAAGCATGATGAATCCAATGCAAATGATGATGCAGATGATGCAAAACAGGGCAAACCCGATGCAGTATCTACAGAATATGATGGGGCAAAACCCGCAGGCAGCCGCGATGATGCAGCTGATCCAAGGCAAAACCCCGGAGCAGCTGCATACCATCGCGGCCAATATGGCCAAAGAGCGGGGCACCTCCCTTGACGAGGTTGTCCGGCAGATGGGGATGAAGCTGCCCAAAT